GTTTCAGGCACAGCAGTTTCAATAGGACAAGCAGTAGCAACATCAAGTAATGTTACATTTGCAGATGTAGCAGCAACAGGAAATTTAACAGTTACAGGTAATTTAGATGTTAATGGAACAACCACAACATTAGATACTACAAACTCAACAATAGCAGATAGACTTATTGAGTTAGGTAATGGCACATCAGGAACACCAGCAAATGATATGGGTATTGTTCTCGAAAGAGGAGACTCAGACAACGCATTTATAGGTTGGGACGAAAGTGCAGACAAGTTTCTAATGGGTACAGGCTCTTTTACAGGAGCAAGTACAGGTAATCTTACAGTAACAACAGGAACACTTGTAGCAAACTTAGAAGGTAATGTTACAGGTAATGTAACAGGTAACACAAGTGGAAGTTCAGGTTCATGTACAGGAAACGCAGCAACAGCTTCGGCACTTGCAACAGCAAGAACTTTATCGTTTACAGGAGATGTAACCGGTACAGGAGACTTTGACGGTTCAGGTAACTTGGCAACTGCATTAACTATTGCAGCAAATAGTGTTGCTTTAGGAACAGATACTACAGGTAATTATATGGCACAGGTTTCAGGTGGAGACGGTATTACAATTTCCCATACACAGGGAGAGGGTTCTACAGCTACTATTACTGGAACGGCTATATATAATGCTAGTGGTACTAAACTTAATTAGGGGTAGTTTATGGCTTTAGCAAGCAGAGCAGATTTAAATGATTATTGTCTTAGAAGGCTAGGACACCCTGTCATAGAAATAAATGTAGATGATCAACAGTTATCAGATAGAATAGATGACGCATTACAGTTCTTTCAAGAATATCATTTCGATGGTGTAGAAAAAACTTTTGTAAAACATCAAATTACTGGCTCTAAACTAAAGCTGACTGCCAACCTAGCAGGCAACTTTCAAAAGGCAGAAACTATTACTGGTAACACATCAGGAGCTACAGCAGTAGTAGACGGTGCAGATTCAACAGCACAATTTATATTAATAGAACAAGTTAAAACAGGCACATTCCAAGGCGGAGAAACTATTACAGGCTCTGAGTCTGGTGCTACAGCAACATTGCATGGCACAGATACATATACAAAGGGCGATATAGAAAATGGTTTTGTACCTATTAGTAATAATATATTAGGTATAACTAGAGTTTTCAACTTTGGAGGTGCAGCAACTAACAACACAAAAGATGGACAACTGTTTGATTTGATGTATCAATTTAGAATGAATGATCTATACAACTTAATGGGAGCAGACATGATATATTATTCAGTCGTACAATCTCATTTAACTACACTAGAAAAACTTTTAACTGGTGATAGACAAATTCGTTGGAATAGAAAAACAGATAGACTTTATATAGATACAGACTGGGATAAAACATTTAATATAGGCGATTATATAGTAGCAGAGGCTTATGCTATTATAGATCCAGCAACATATTCTGAGGTTTATGATGATATGTTTCTTAAGAAATATACAACAGCATTATATAAAAAACAATGGGGAGATAACCTTAAAAAGTTTGCAGGGATACAAATGCCTGGGGGAGTAACATTGAATGGTGAAGTAATCTACAATGAAGCGGTGGAGGAGATACGACAAATAGAACAGGAGATGCAACTCAAATACGAATTACCCCCACAATTTATGATAGGATAATACCATGCCAACCAACAACTATTTTCAATCAGGCAGCGGTATAGGAACAACAAGCGAACAGCGCTTAATAGAAGATCTAATTATCGAGAGCCTAAAAATATACGGCCACGATACTTTCTACCTGCCGAGAACAATGGTTAACAAAGATGATATCTTTGATGAGGCACAACTATCATCATTTACACAAGCATATCCTTTAGAAATGTATTTGGAAAATGTACAAGGATTTGAAGGACAAGGAGATATATTTACTAGATTTGGAATGGAAGTTCGAGATCAAGCAACTTTCATACTAGCAAAGAGACGATGGGAGGACATGGTAACAAGACAAGGTCCTACAGTAGCTCGAGCAGCTAGGCCTGTAGAAGGAGATTTAATATATTTTAGTAGAACAAAATCCTTATTCGAGATTAAATATGTAGATTTTCAAAATCCATTTTATCAGGCAAACCAAATATATGTATTTAGATTAACTTGTGAACTATTCGAGTACAGTTCAGAAGATATAGATACAGGTATTGCAGATATAGATGCAATAGAAACAAAATACTCTCAAGATATGTTGGAGTATCAATTCCAAATAGAGACAGGAGACTTGTTCATAAAAGAAGATGGTGGAAGTTTAATTACAGAAGCATATCAAACAACTGTATCTGAACCAATAGATAACGCAGACTTTGATAACCTACTTACACTAGAAGGTATATTAGACTTTAGCGAAACAAATCCATTTGGTGAAATAGGAGGCTCGTAATGTTTAAGAATAAGACATTTTATCACCAACATATAAGAAAGGCTATCATTGCCTTTGGAACTATATTCAATGATATAAACATTGAAAGAAAGAATAGTGCAGGCGCTGTTGCACAAACATTAAGAGTGCCTTTAGCATACTCTACAAAACAAAAGTTCTTAACTAGGATTGCCAGAGTAGCAGATACAAGTACTAGAGGAGAAGTAGCACTTACTTTACCTAGAATGGGTTTTGAAATAAACGGATTAAACTATGATCCAGGCAGAAAAGTAGCTCCTATAAATAGAACGAGAGTAGTAGGAACAGGTGATGATACTAATACAGTTAGATCTGTGTTTGCTTCTGCTCCATGGAACATAGACTTGGCATTATATATATTTGCGAAGAATCAAAATGATGGATTAGCGATAGTAGAACAAATACTTCCTTATTTTAATCCTGATTTTAATATAACAATTAATGATCTCCCTGAAGTGGGAATCAAAAGAGATATAAAAATAACTTTAGATAATGTTAATTATGAAGATGAATATGAAGGCGAATTTTCTAATAGAATAAGTGTAATATGGACTTTAAATTTTACCATGAGACTTAACTTCTACAGTCATGTAAGTAATGTAGATGTAATTAAGAAAGCAGTTATAGATGCTTATAATGATCCAGCATTATCACTTAACAAAACAGACTTAGAAAAAGGTAGAGTTAGAGCAACAGTACAAGTTAATCCTAATTCTGCTACACCTGCTGATACATATACATTCTTGGAGGAATTTGATGAAGCATTCGAAGACTAAAAGTGGATTTGAAGAATTAGATAAGAGTTTTAATACAAAAGAAATAACAAAAGCTCTAGAAACTAATCTTAAAAAGACACAAGAAGAAAGACAACTCCCTGCAGTAGACATGTCCGATGAAGATAAACATGCTCTACATCAAAAACAGCAGGAAGAGGACTTGCAATATGCTAGAATGATGTTAAAACAGGCCGAGGCATTTAATGCTGAGGCTATTGAAGGCATATTACACATAGCAAGAAACTCAGATCAACCCCGTGCTTTTGAAGTAGCAGGTGGATTGATTAAAAATTTACAAGACAATGCTAAGGATATGTTAGATGTACATGAGAAACAAAAAAGAATAACAGCAGACGATCCTAAAGCAAGAAATATTAAAACACAAAACAATGTATTCGTAGGAAGTACAAAAGATTTATTAAAAGCTTTAAAAGAAGACGATGTTAAAACCATCGATGTAGAGCCTGATGCCACAACCTGAACAAACCTCATATCACGGTAATCCTAACCTTAAGCCGTTAGCATATCAGCATGATTTCAGTAAAGAAGAAATAAAAGAATACTTAAAATGTAAAGAAGATCCTATATACTTTATAGAAAACTATGTAAAAATTATTACACTAGACTCAGGTTTACAACCATTTAAACTATACGATTGCCAAAAAGAAAAAGTAGATGTTATAATGAATAACAGGCGTGTGGTTCTTATGGAAGGACGACAGCAAGGTAAAACAGTTACCTCAGCAGCGTGTATATTACATTATACAGTATTCGAGGAAGACAAAACAGTAGCTATTATGGCTAACAAAGCCTCAGCAGCAAGGGAAGTATTAAACAGATATCAAATAATGTATGAGAACTTACCTTTGTGGATGCAACAGGGTGTTAGAGTATGGAATAAGGGTGATGTAGAATTAGAAAACAATAGTAAAGTATTAACAGCAGCAACAACAGCAGCAGCCATTCGTGGTAAATCAGTAAACTGGTTGTACATTGATGAGGCAGCGATCATACCTAACAACATAGCGGACGAATTCTTTACTTCCGTTTATCCTACTATTTCTGCTGGTGAGACAACTAAAATTCTACTTACATCTACACCACTAGGTTACAATCACTTTTGGAAATTCTGGAATGAGTCTGAGAAAGGTGAGAACGGATTTGCTAATTTGTTTATACCTTACTATGAGATACCAGGAAGAGATGAGAAGTGGTTAGAAGAACAGAAACAACTACTAGGAGAAGTCAAGTTTAACCAGGAGGTTATGTGTGAATTCCTAGGATCTACTAATACATTAATTAATGCACAAACAATAGGTAGATTAAGTACTAAAGAACCTGAATATCAAAATAACGGATTAGATATATATGAAGAGCCTAAAGAAGGACATTATTACGCTATGGCATGTGATACTGCCAGAGGTATTGGTGGAGATTACTCTGCCTTTGTAGTCGTAGATATTACAGAAATGCCTTATAAGGTTGTTGCAAAGTATCGAGACAACTCAATAGCTCCTATGTTATTTCCAGATGTAATTGGAAAGGTAGGGAGGGACTATAATAATGCTTTTATTTTAGTAGAGGTAAACGATATAGGACAACAGGTAGTAGAAATACTACATCAAGAAGTAG